TCAACGTGTACGAAAACACCGACCACGGCTGCATCAAAGCAACGGAGCACCCGCTTCAGCGACTGCTCCATGATGAACCCAACCCCGAAATGACCTCCTTCATCTGGCGGGAGACCATGCTCTCCCACCTGCTCCTGTGGGGCAACAGCTACAGCCAGATCATCCGTTCCGGGCGCAACGGCATCGTTGGGCTGTATCCGCTTCTGCCGGATCACATGACGGTGGACAGGAACAGCAAAGGGGTTCTCATATACACCTACACCACCTCGGAAGGCAAGACCGTCCAGCTCAATCCGGAGGACGTGCTGCACATCCCCGGTCTGGGCTTTGATGGCGTGGTCGGGTACAGCCCGATTGCGCTTGAAAAGAACGCTATCGGCCTTGGTATCGCCGCCGAGGAGTACGGCAGCAAGTTCTTCCAGAATGGTGCCCGACCCTCCGGCGTGCTGACGCATCCCAATACGGTCAAAGACCCCAAGCGTCTGCGGGAGAGCTGGAACGCAGCCTATGGCGGCTCTGCGAACTCCAGCAAAGTGGCCGTGCTTGAAGAAGCCATGACGTTCACGCCCATCTCCATGCCCAACAACGAAGCGCAATTCCTTGAAACGCGCAAGTTTCAGGTCGCAGAGATCTGCCGGATTTACCGTGTGCCGCCGCACCTGGTGGGCGATCTGGAGCACGCCACCTTCAGCAACATCGAGCATCAGGGCATTTCCTTCGCCGTCCATACCATCCGGCCGTGGCTGGTTCGCATTGAGCAATCCATCAATCGCGCTCTTTTCTCCGATGCGGAGAAGGCCGGGAGCCCCGGTGGCAGGCGTTTTTTCGTGCAGTTCAATATCGATGGCCTGATGCGCGGTGACTACAAGAGCCGCATGGAAGGCTATGCCATCGCAAGGCAGAATGGCTGGATGAGTGCCAATGACATCCGCGAATTGGAGAATCTCAACCCGCTGTCCGAGGAGGAAGGCGGCAACGCCTACCTGATCAATGGCAATATGATTCCCATCAACCTCGCCGGTCTGGGTGTGCTCATGGGACTGCAAATCGCCGCCATGGGCAATGAAGAAACGCCCGAAGAAGGCGCACCGTCCGAAGAAACAGACAAGAAAAAGGAGTGATGCCGATTGAGAGAGATCATTCTGAACGGCTATATCGATGAGGAAATGTGGTACGGGGATGAAATTACTCCGGAAGGGCTCCATGATCAGCTGTATCCGCAGAATCAGGATCCACAGGAGGAGCTTCGCATTATCCTCAACAGCTATGGCGGTTCGTGCAACGCTGCTGTCCGGATGTTCGACGACATTCGCGCATATCCGGGCGCTGTTCACATCATTGTGTCGGGAACTGCCGCCTCCGCCGCAACGGTGCTGGCCATGGCGGCAGACCGATTGGAGATGACGCAGGGTTCCCTTTGGATGATCCATGATCCATTGGTGAATGCCTGGGGAAATGAACATGACCTCGAGGATGCTATCCGGCTGCTTCGCGCATGCAAGGAGAGCATCCTCAATGTTTATGCGAGGCGCTGCAAGAAACCTCGCTCGGATGTCGGCGAGATGATGCGGGAAACCACTTGGATGGATGCAAGCCAGGCGCTGACTAACGGGTTCATAGACGGTGTTGTGGACTTGGGCAGCGGGGTCATCAACGCTGCGGTCTGCCATGAAGTCAGTCTTGGCGAGGCCAAGGAGAGGGTTCAGGCATGGATTGACCGCTCCAAACCGCCTTGCACGGGCCGAACTAGCGCATCGGCTGCAAAAGCCGTTACGCCTGCGCCTTCTGAAACCCCGGAAGCGCAGGAATCCACTAAAACTTCTGAGCAGACTGGCGTACCTGTCAGTCAGCTTTTGAAGCGACTTGAACTGATCAAACCACGACGTTAAGGAGGAACACACATGAGTAAGATTGCTGAAATGCGCCAGAAGCGCGGTGACCTGTGGGACAAGGCGAAGGCCTTTCTGAACGAACACGCCGATGCGAACGGCATGATGTCCGCCGAAGATACTGCGACCTACGAGCGTATGGAGAAGGAGATCGACAACTTCGGCATCGCCATCGACCGTCAGGAGCGCTCGGAACGCCTCGAGCGCGAGATGAACGCGCCCACATCCGACATCCTTTCTTCCCGCCCCGAAAAGCCTGTCCCGGATAAGCAGGGCCGTGCCTCGGATGAGTACAGGGATGCGTTCTGGAAGATGGTGCGCGACCGCAGTGCGCACTACACCGTCTTCAATGCCCTGCAGATCGGCACCGACAGCGAAGGCGGCTATCTGTGCCCGGACGAGTACGAGCGCACGCTGGTTCAGGCGCTGGAGGATGAGAACAAGCTGCGCTCCCTGTGCAAGGTGATTCGCACCTCCTCCGGTGACCGGAAGATCCCGCTTGTCGCCTCGCATGGCACGGCCAGCTGGGTGGATGAGGAGGGTGCCATTCCCGAGAGCGATGATGCCTTCGGCCAGATCACGCTGGGTGCGCACAAGGTCGCTTCCATCATCAAGGTCTCCGATGAGCTGCTCCAGGACAGCGTGTTCGATGTGGAAGGCTATATCGCCACCGAGTTCGCCCGTCGCGTGGGTGATGCCGAGGGGGCTGCCTTCATTAACGGCGACGGTTCCGGTAAGCCCTATGGCATGCTGCATGATACAAACGGCGCGGCTACCGGCGTGACTGCCGCCAGTGCTACCGCGCTCACTGCGGATGAGCTGATCGATCTGGTCTATTCGCTCAAGGCACCGTATCGCAAGCGTGCGCTCTTCCTGTTCAACGATCAGACCATCAAGGCCATCCGCAAGCTGAAGGACGGCAACGGCCAGTTCCTGTGGCAGCCCGGCATGCAGGTGGGCCAGCCCAACACCCTGCTGGGCTATCGCTATGAGACTTCCACGCACATGCCGCTCATCGGCGCGGGCGCAAAGCCTGTTCTGTTCGGCGACATGTCCAGCTACTGGATCGCCGACCGCGAGGGTCGTTCCATCAAGCGCCTGAACGAGCTGTACGCTTCCACCGGTCAGATTGGCTTCCGTGTCACCCAGCGCCTGGATGCTCGTCTGGTGCAGCAGGAAGGCATGAAGTGCCTGACCATGAAGGCTGGCACCTGATGAGGAGGAAGGCACATGGGAAGTACCGCAAGAAACTATCACGCACACGGCGGGAACGAGTGGGTCGTCGGCGGCAAGCTGACGTTCCTGCCCGGTGCCGTCGTAGAAGGCGCAGACGGGCTGTTCGACTTGCCCAGTGGCGGCGAACCGCCTTTGTCCTATATGGCTCCAAGCGAAGCAACCACGGTCGCAGCGCTCCGCGAAGACCATAACCGCCTGCTGACAGCGTTGATCGAGGCCGGTCTCATGGCTAGCCCGACTTCCGAGTGAGGTGACCGGCTGTGGTCGTCACTACGGATGAGGTGAAAGCCCATCTGCGCATCCAGCAGGATGAGGAGGACGGCTACATCAGCGGACTGATCGTACAAGCGCAGGCGGCTGCGGAGGATTACTGTCGTGTGCAGTTTTCCGACCCGGCTCCTGAGCCTGTGCGTCTTGCCGTCCTGCTCATGGTCAGTCATTACTATGAAAACCGGGACAACCCGGACAAGCAGGTATATGTGACCATGCGCATCGCCTTTGAGAACCTGCTCTACCCATACCGAGATCCCGACAAGATGTTCTGAGGAGGTGGGCCTGATTGCGAGGATATAAGAACTTTGAAAGCAATCCGCATCCCGGAAATCTCCGGCATCTGGTGGAAATCGGCTATACGGAAAACACCATCAACGAAAACGGCTATCCGGAACCGAAGGATGTGGTGGTCTGCAAGGTCTGGTCTGCCGTCACCGATGCAGGCAACCAGCACTATCGCTCCGCCGATGTGATGAACACCGAGGCGGTCATCAACTTCACCATCCGGTACAGAGAGGGTATCCAGCCCGGCATGTGGGTGCGCTTCCGGGACAAGAAGTGGCTCATCTCCACGCTGGGTGAATACGGCTTCCGGCGCGACTATCTGGGCCTGAAGGCATCCCTGTCCGAAGGGGTGAGCGGATGAAGCAGGTTCAGGATGCGCTGCAGCATATCGGCATTCCCGTCATGGCGGGCGTGTGGCGGGCAACATCGCCCAAGCAGAACCCGCCTGCGCAGTATGTCGTGTACTCGAGCACGATGACTGAGGACGCACATCAGGACGATCATGTGCAATCGTTTCGCACCTATGTCTATCTGAACCTTTGGAGCGACATTGACCCGACCGAAGCTGCAAATCGAATCCGCAGTGCCATGTACGCTGCGGGTTTTGTCATGGTGGAGGAATCCGATAAGGGCTATAACCAGTCCGCCTATGACACAGCAACGCATCAGTACACGGTTCAATGGACGTGGTGCCTGTATGAGGAGGCGCTGCCGGATGCCCCTTGACGTGAACGGCTTTGGCGATCTCATGACCGACATTGCCGGGATGGCCAGCAAAATGGACGCGGACGGTGCCGGTGCTCCGGTAGCCAAGAAGATACTGGAAGCCGCTGCTGTGCCCATCCATGAGCAGATGAAGGCCAATGCCTCCAAAGACCCCAAAATCATCACCGGTGTGCTGAACCGCTCCATCCAGATCGGCAAGGTGCGCAAGCGCCGTGCCAGCGGAAAAAGCATCACCATCGGCGTTCATCGCAAGGAGGAGGGCGCTTACTACGCCACGCCGGTCGAGTACGGCCATGGCGGCCCCGCGCCTGCTCCAGCACACCCCTTTATCCGTCCCGCCTACGACACCCGTCAGGATGAAGCCTATGAGATCATCCGGAACGGGCTGCGGGACGCCATCGACCAAATGTAAGAGGAGGATACACAAATGGCAGGAACTGTCGCTGCTTCGCCCAAGGTAGCCTCTACCGTGGGCCTCAAGGATGTGGTCATCGCGGAGCTGACGGAGGACACCGAAGCGACGCTGACCTATGGCGATCTGCAGAAGCTCGCCGGTGCCATCGAGGCGAGCATCACGCCGGACAACGCTGATCCGGACGTGCAGTATTACGACGACATCGAGGGCGACGTGCTCTATCCCGATCCGGAGCTGTCGTTCAAGACCAAGATGGCCGACATTCCCCTGATCATTCAGGAGAAGATCTTCGGCAACAGGATCGACGACAACGGCGTGCTCGTCCGCACCGCGCAGGATAAGCCGCCCTACTACGCGGTCGGCTTCCGCAGCGAAAAGTCCGACAAGACCTATCGCTATGTGTGGCTGTACAAGGTTCGGGCCAAGCCGGTCACCGAGAACTACGCCACCAAGGAGGGCAAGACCGTCACCCGCCAGACCGGCGAGGTCGAATGGACGGCCATCAAGCGCACGCACGATGGTCGCTATCAGGCGGTTGCGGACGAGGGCCAGAATGGCTTTACGTCCGAGAAGGCTGCTACCTTCCTGTCCTCCGTCTATGAGCCGAGCTTCACGCCGACCGGCACCTGACCATCAGGGCACCCAGCTTTCTACGTTGACAGTTGGGTGCCCTTTCCCTTTGCGAGGTGAGACATGTGGCGCTTGAAGCCCTGAAACGCAACGGGCACAATCTGGAGCTGGGGACTTTTTCTCTGGACGGCCCCTTTGGCATCCCGAAGCTGGTGCCCGCTCATCTGAATGACCGCATTCTGTGGATTCCCTTCAACTGCGTCATGTCTGACCGGAAGCGGGAAGCTCACGGGGTGCATTTCTTTATCGACGATTATCTGTTCCAGCGCACATGGAATGACCCGTGCCGCTACGCGCATCTGCTCTCCGGCTATCAGGCCGTGATGACCCCGGACTTTTCCATGTTCACGGATTATCCCGTGGCGGTTCAGCTCTACAACCACTGGCGCAAGCATCAGCTGGGCGCGTACTGGCAGAGCCTTGGCTTGACGGTCATCCCCTCCATCTGCTGGAGCGACCATGACAGCTACGCATGGTGCTTCGATGGCGAACCGGTCGGCGGCACAGTGGCTGTATCCTCTGTCGGCACACAGAAGAATCCGCTGGCACGAACGCTGTTTCTGGATGGCTATTCGGAGATGATGCGCCACCTGCAGCCGGAGAAGATCATCTTCTTTGGCGATGTGCCCGCGGAATGCACCGGCTGCATCGAGCATCACAGCGCTTACCATGCGGGGCTGGCACATGCACAGAAGAGGTGACCCATGGGAGGACGAGGAGGAAGCAGCCATCGGTCTGGAAGCAGTGCCAGAGACCCATCCATGCCGCTGTCGCTGCAGTTCTTTGCAGGCAAGGAGGCCAAATACATACAGGATGTCACGCGCAGGTATCATCTCAGTGCCAGCGATCTTGCGTATATGCATGGTCAGCTGGAAAAGATCATCAGCGAAAATGATTTGGCCATGCGCGTGAGACGCGAGTATGTGGAGGCCATTATCGATACGCACTTCAAAAACCAGATGGAGACCGGCACATCGCAGGGGGCAAATGCGCCGGATACCCGGGCACGTCTGTCTGCCGCTTATTTCGGGCATCCCTATGACAGCGTCAGGAAAACATCTCCGGATACCTTTGAAAAGTACGGATACCTTGCCCCGCGGGACAAGGTGGCCGCCATGCAGGCCAGTGCTGGGTGGTATGGTGATGTAGTCTTCCGCTTCAAACGGGATGCAGTCATTGACCGCACCACTTTCAAGACGGATGATACGCTGAACATCTGGAGCGGCACGTCCGACGCGATTGCCGGAAGCCTGAAGCGGGGCAGCATCGCAGGGCTGAACGATCTGGACAACACCACGGTTGCGAAGATGAGACGCAGCGAACAGTACATCCATGACCCAGACAAGTGGGTTGCGACGGTCAACTGGGGCAGCTATTTTGAGCTGCAGTACCATGGACACCTGAGCATCAATGACGTGGAGAGCGTCACCTTCAGCGATACACTGCCCGGGAATTTTGATGTGATTCTCGGAAAGCTCAAGCGCAAAGGCGTGAAGGTTTATCAGGTCAAAGGAGGAAGTCTGCATGAATTTTAAGCGCATTGTGAGTGCGTGGCTTGGACACGGAACGGTCTTTGAATTGGAGGATGGCATGTTCGCTCTGGTGGATCATGAGGTGAGCACCAGTGAAGCGCGATTCTCTGCTATCGCAGGCAGCCTGCTTCGCGGTTATGCCGAGAACCCAGAGAATCTTCCTGTCGGCAACTGCGATGCGGATATCGCTGTACTGAAAGAGCTGGAGAAGCCTGATCCATATTACGGAATGGGCAAAGAGCGCTTTGAGGCGCAGCTTGCCCGCCGCGACGCGCTGCGAAGGAATCTCGGCATCCCTGACGATCAGGTGCTGTGAAAGGAGCATGACGATGATCAGCTGTACCCTGAACAATCAGAAATACACCATCGACTTCGTCTCTGGCAGGGCGCTGCGGGAGATGGAGCCTGCTGCCAAAATGTACGGGCGCATTGTGGCCCTCTCCAATGCCGCGCTCAAGGGCGAAACGCCCTCGGATGCCGGAGAGCTGTCCATTGCCGATGCGATGGACGTGATGATCCGCTGGTTCTGCATCCTGTTCGGGAACCAGTTCACCCCGGACGATGTGCTGGATCACTACCCGGTGGATCGCCTGATGCACGACATTGCGCTGGCGCTCATGGCAGTCCAGACGCAGACCACGGAGATTCTTAACGAGTTCCCTACGAAGGCAGCGAGGACGGAGGCGACCCCGGAGCTCGAGGAGATTCCTCAGTCCTGACGCTGCCGGATTTCATCTATTCCACATACAACTCTCTGCTGGAGAGCGGCTGGCGAATGCGGGAGATTGACGAGATGGACATGCTCGGCTTTCTGCGCATCCGCTCCTGGAAAGCCAGACAGGATCAGGCCCGACAGGAACCCGTACCACGCTACATCGATGAGGTGTGGCCCAACCTGAAACCGTGATGCCGGTGCGCACGGTTTTTCTTTTTACAAAGGCAGGTGAATCTCGATGAGTGAAACCCTCCGCGACCTTGTGGTGTCGCTGTCCCTTCAGACGGACAACTTCACCCGAAACATCAAGTCCGTCAGCAAGCAGATCGCAGAAGCGGAGTCCCAGTTCAAGCTGGCGGCTGCCGGTGTTGAGGGCTTCGAGCGTACCGCCACGGGGCTTGCCACCCAGCTTTCCACGCTGGAACGCCGCCTGTCTCTGCAAAAGGACGCTGTCAACCAGTACCAGCGCGCGTTGGAAGCCGCCAACAACAAGCTGTCGGAATGCTATAACCGCCAGAACGACTATGCGCAGCGGCTGGAAAATGCCAAGGCTGCCCAGCAGGCGCTCAAGGAGCAGGTCGCGGCGGCTGCCCAGCAGGTGCGCACCTTCTCTGCGACGCTGGGCGATTCGGACTCGGCGACCATCGCGGCGAAGGCCAATCTGGATGCGCTCAAGGGTGAGTATCGCGCCTCTGTTCAGGAAGTCAAGAAGCTCTCCGGGCAGAACGAGGCGCTCAAGAAGACCACGCAAAACGCCGCTGATGCAGTGTCGCAGGCCAATACGAACTTCAACATGGCTCGCACCGGTGTAAAGCAGACAGAAGCCGAGATCAGCCGGTGCAATCAGTCCCTTCGTTTGGCACAGACCAACTGGGATGCAGCAGGAAAATCCATCGATGCCAGCCGCGCCGCGATCACGACTTTCGGCAAGGAGATCGGTCTTGCCGAGAGTCGGTTCAAGCTGGCTACAGCGGGTATCAAGGACATGGACGCCAGTGTGGCGAGCCTAACCGCCAAGCTGACGCTGCTGCGTGAAAAGCTGAACATCCAAGAGAAATCCATCGCGGAGTATGAAAACGCCCTGCGCGGCGCATGGGATCAGCTGCAGGCCGCACAGCAGGCCCATGACCCTGAGAAGATCCAGCAGGCATCCGACGCTGTCCTCGATGCAGAAGCAGCGCTGAACCGGGCAAAGGCCGCCATCAAGGCCACCCGCGCGGAAATCGAGGACACGAACCGCCAGCTGGCGACTGCTAAGTCCGCATGGACAGCGGCAGGCAAGTCGCTGGAGAGCTTCGGCAAAACCTGTGATTCCGTCAGCAAAGCGATGACCACAGCGGGCAAAACGCTCACTACGGTCATGACGACACCCATCCTCACGCTGGGAACGGCAGCGGTCAAGGCTTCGCTGGACTTCGAGTCCTCCTTTGCCGGTG